GTTTTGCGCCGTCTCCGTCGTGGAGGTGGGCGCTTTGGTGCTCTGCAGCAGGGCTTCGGCCTGACGCTTTGCCTCTGCTGCTTCTGCCAAATACTTGTCCGCCGCGAGATTCTTGCTCGCAACGGCCTTCAATTCGTCCAGGGTGAAGTCTTTTTCCTCCCCGGCCACCTTGAGCCGGATCTTGTCTCCGGCGAGCTCCTGGGCCTTCGGAAGGCCCGCCAGAGCGCTCTTGATCGTCTCGTCCGTCACCTGGTACGGATAGGCGTCCGTCATTCCACCAGAGGGGTCGTCGTCCGGGATCCCGTCATCCACTCCGGACATCTCTTCCCCGCCCTCTTCGGCCAGGGACTTCGAGCGGGCGATCTCGGACTTGCGCCCGATAAGCATCCTCGCGTTAAGCTGCTTGGCGTTGTTTTCTGCCGACAGGTCTGCCTTTGCTTCGCTTAGCTCGTCGTTCTGGTCTTCGTAATCATTGCTCATACGTTCTCTAGGCTCCTGAGGGCGTTTAACCCTTCCGAATAGGCATTACCTAACCATTCCTGAAACTTCTCTGCAACATAGACCCTGTTTTGCAGATACTGAATCCTCTTTCCCCTCCACCAGGCTACCCTCTTAAGCTGATCCAAGGCTTCCTGTGCGTCCGAATCGGCACGTCCCACCAAATACTTGCCAATATCGCTCTGAAGAAAATCTTCAACTTGCCTCCCAAGCACGGCAGCTTTAACCGTAGGATCGTTGGCGTCCAGCATTACCAGCCCACCCCGAACGCTAGTTTAGACCCTTTTTGATTTGATTTCAGCACCACTTTGCCCATGTCTGTGCTCAAATCGGCGTACTTGGCGTCCAAATCAGCGATTTCTTTCGGAGTTAGATCCATTTTTGCGGTTCTGCTTCGATTGGAAGGTCATCTTCTGGCGTTCATTGGCCATTTTATCGTTATGAACCTTCAACTCCATCATCTTCTCCACAACGAACTTCTTAAGCTCCGCCTGCAGCTCCTGCATGTTGAACTCGTGCTTTACCGCCAGTTCATGACCCTTCAGGATGTGCCCATGGATGTCCAGATCGTCCTTTTGGGAGGCGATCATCTTCGGAGCCGTATTGATCTTGGCCACCTCAACCTTGGTCTGGTTATCCTGGGTCTTGTCCTGAAGCTGCTTCTGCAGTTGTTGCGTTTGCATAAAGGCAGCCTGAAGCATCTGGGTCAGCTGGGCAACCTGCGGGTTATCTGAGGTAAAGAACCTGCGCCCGTCCTGATACCCGGCAAACCCGAAGATCTCTTTCCCGGCCTCCTGGACGTTAAATCCGGGGATCTGGGCCTTAACAAGGCCGGCATAGGAATTGGACGCCATGATGAACTTCTGAAGCCTCGAGGCCGGGTCGGTAGCCCCCATTCCAACATTCACCCGGACCGTCAGGTCCTTGTTCAGCATGCTATCGGTAATCTGGTTGATGCCGTATTTCTGGTAGAGATTAGCCTTATCTCTCGCTAGAGAAAGGATTACCTCGTCCGTTTCGTACTGCTGCTCGAGCTTGACCAGCAATTGAAGGACCGGCTGAATGAACGTCTCCACGAACGTCCGGAGCATGTATTCGGTCAGTAGCGAGGCCGGGGCCACCATCATCTGCCCGCCACCTACCGTTTCCGCCAGCTTTCCCTTCATGGGGATATTGGCTGGGTTGAAGTTCCCCATTAGCTCGTCGGTTTCTGCGGCCAGACGGTCCTGTTCCTGGAAACTAGAAGCAGTAACGTCAGGCCAATTAACCTCACGAATATCCCCTTCCGGGTCATCAGCCATAGTGTTACTGCCCGGAACATTGCGGGACAGTGACACCACATCGACGTTTCTGTTTCTTTTGACGATCCAGCGCTTATTAAGCACCAGCTTGACGTTATCAAGACGCTGATTCGTAATTTCATTCGTCTCTTCGAATAACTGCTTTCCTAACTCATACATGCTCGATGGCATGCTCTGGTGTGTCTCCAGAATGCAACACCCCATCACATAGTCCCGCTTGCCGTGCCAGGTGCTGATCTCCAGCGGTTGGGGATCGGTCAGAAGTGCCTGATCGCCCAGTGTATAAAACTCCCAATCCTGCCCGCCCCGGCGATGAATATGACGCTGAATCCAAGCAATCGAGTAGTCCTGGATGGGGCGGTTTTCCGTGTCATAGGGGTCATCCCGGTTCTTCTCCCGGACAATCCTGGTGCTATCCGGCATGGCCTGTGTTGCGTTGCGGATAAAACTGTCTGCAGCAGCCCTCCACTCAGGACGGCCGGTCTTGGGGTCTTTCCTGGTCATCCTCTCCTTGATGTCTATCACGTACATCGGCATCAGGTGAATGACATAAGGACTCGTATTAATGGGGTCGGACCAGTCTGCAGCTGGATCAACCCTCAGGTTCTCTACTGGGATTAAATCCACTGCTGGGCGGTCTTCCAGTACCTCTCCCTTGGGGGTCTGCTCGAACTTCCAGTGAACTCGAGCGCAGACAACACCCACCTTCTGTGCGTCCTGAAGGCCCCCTTGGACCACGTGGAACCACTTGATCGACTTCCTGAGCCGGTAGTCCAGGATGATCTTGTTGACCTCGGCGGAGGCCCTTTCCTGCGGATCTGCCTGGTTTTCTGCCTGGACGTCTATGGTGTCGATATTGGAGAAGAATGCCGAAGCCGCTGCCGCCTCGTTCTTTCTCATGATGGCCCTGGGCTTGGGCCGGTAGATTCTAGAGCGTTTTTCGTAAGCCTGGCTCGTGTACTTGCTGTCCTGGCCGTGCTGGCTGTTAAACGCCCTTATCCCGTCTTCCCAGCGCTTCCTGTGATTGGTGTCTATGTATGTGGTGGAGAATAGATAACACTCCCTTGCAAGCGTCATCCAGTCCAGCTGTTCGTCGTTGTCGGCGTCGTCCTCGTTGACCGGCTCTCCCTGCGAACGATCATCATCCCCCGTGGTGGACAATGCCATTTCCAGGGATGCATTAGCCTTTCTGGTCGGATCCTCGATGCTCGGAGGTTCCCTTTCTAGTACGCTCAGTCTATCCTTTCTACCTTGATGTCATCCGAATAGTGTACCCAATAAGGCTCAAATCTGTTCGGCAGGTAAGTCTCGAACTTGTGCCACCCCTCTTCAATCACATAACTCTCTGCGTCAACCTCTAGGGTTTTTCCTTCCGGATAGTAGACCCTGTACTTCACTCGGATAGGAGCAGGATTATATGGTGGATAGGGATAGGCAATCCACCCCATCACATAGTCCCGCTTGCCGTGCCAGGTGCTGATCATCAATGTGCTCCGTGCTTGTCTATTACCGAGTGAAACTGCCCATCCCAGCGTCCCCTCTTCTGCCCGGTGCGCTCGAGTAGCTCCCCACCGGACATGATCGCGTGCTTCTTCATGGCGCTCGAGCTGTACCGCTCCGCATCATCCAGGATCATCCCATAGTTACCCTGGACAGACATCAGTTTCACGATAATCGCCCTGCCCTGAAAAAGCACCGCCCACAAGTGGTCTGGATAAGCCTCCATCAGGGCATCTCCGACAAGCTTACATGCCTCGATCTCCTTGAGGTCGTCACAGCTTGTGATCTCCACCGGGGCGTTGAGCCTATCCTCCACCGCCGCCCCCGACGGGGACATAGAATCCCCTGTTAGTGCTGTCCGTTGACTGCTTCTTCTCTCCGGAGCTGAACTCGTAGACGATGCTCCTGACCGCCCACTGATCGCCCCAGTCCTGGATGACCATCTGACGCCAGCTTAGCTGCCGCGTGGTTACTGCCTTACCTAGAGATACTGGAACGGTCATGTTTTATGTAAATTCCGGCTCGACATACTCATTGCTTCCGACAGACGGCACCACTGGATCCAGGTCATATATCCGGCTTACCGCGTCCACCAAGTCCTTTTTCCCGGCCAGCGGGAAGTAGTGCAATTCTAACTTAAAATCCTCTGTCAAGTCATACGCTCCGTCGTTGCCCTTCCTTATGATCCGTTGTGCAACGCGGTGGCCGAATCCCTCGTCGTTTGCCTTGCGCTGAAAGCTCGTCAGGTTCTTTGGGTCGGTCTTGTAGGGGATGAAGAACCGATGGTTACGTAGGTCCGGAGTGAGTCTTTGTACTCTGTCCACCTTACTGGCATTCCCGTCTCTTGGCCAATCCAGCTCTTCAATCTCGAAGGAAAGTCTGTCGATTCGTTGCCGCTCATGAAAATAATCCAGATCGGCCTGCGCCCCGAACTTCTCATATCCGACCCTCACCCCCTGAACTCCGCTCGCCTGACTCCATTTGACGTACAGGTGCTTCAGCGCCGCCCAGCGCTCTGACAGGTCCATCTTGTGCCGGAACCCGTCCAGTAGATACTTATTGCCGGCATAATCCATTCCAATGACGGCATACGCACTGTTATCTGAATCGCTCTTCTTGCTCCTGGCCGGATCCACCAGGATATAAACCATAAGGGTCTCAGGCCTGACTTCGTAGACTCGCAGGTCTGAGATATCGAACATCCTACGAGTCCCCGCCAGAGGATTTTGTAACATCTGGCAAGAGATCGTCGCTTCACCTTGATCCCTTACCTTCTGATCCCATACTTCCTGTGGGAACAATACCGGTTTCCCGGTAATCAGTCCGTCATGCGTAGCAGGGTAAATCCTTGGCTTGACTGCTCGCCGCTTGATGATTTCTTCGTATGTGTCAGCGAAAGAGTAACGGGTGCCAATGTGCCAGCATCGTCCGCCGACAGTTCCAAGGTTATCCGATAGTTCCCAGGCTTCAGTTGTCTTTTGGACCTGTTCCGGAGTGCTAACGCTAGCAGGGACAACAACGTCGTCATACACTCTAAGTGCAAAGTGTTTGGATACTGGTTGACCATCAACGAGTCCGTGAGCCTCAACAGTGGACTCTTTCGCGTTGGATCTGCGCTTGACCGTGATCCCACTATCTAGGCTCCAGTTTGGTGCGTCTTTCCATGGGTTTTCGTACAGGATGTCCGGAAAGACCTGCTTCAGGGCTTCGTTGCTCTCGAGCTCTCTTTTGATTTGCCGCAAGAAGCTTTTGGCGATTGGCGATGTATGACTGAAGATCCCTATCGTTATCTCGGGATTCCTTAGAATCTCCTGAATTACGCCGGCGTACGTGATTATCGTTGATTTGTAGTGTTCCCTAGCCCACAAGTCGATGTACCCATCAGGATTCTTTTCAGCCTCTCTGCACCTGTCGTAGAGCCAAGGATGGAGTAAATCAGTTCGCTTAAAGATCCTGACCAGCAGGTAGTAGCGGTCTTCCAGTGCCAGCGCCCGCACTCCGGACAGGCAAGTACCGGCTCCATCAATCCTGTCCCACTCATCTAGCAGCTCCCGCAGTGGCAGGTCATGTAGCCTCATCCAATCGCCGGATCTTCCACCCGCTCTACTTCCACCAATCCAGACCCCCTCATCTCGGCGATCTGCTGAAAAGTGAAGGTCTTTACTTGCATCAACTGTGCCATCGTCTTTGCCATATCGTCATGCGGGTAGTAAAGGGTCCGTCCGTAAACTGTGCGGTAGAAAACTTGGATCTTGGTCATTTTGTGTTCTCCTGTGGTATGTAAGTAGTATCGTCCACTAGAGAACATTAGTCAATGGTGTAGTTACAACTTTTACAATTCCCCTCTTATCTTCGCCCTAAGCTTCTCTGCTGTATCTACCGCCAAGTCGAATGTCTCTACCCTGGCATCTATACTCTGCTCGATTGTCTGTCCTGGCTTGCCCAGATCCCTGTCCAGTAGCATATTTGCCGCAGCCAGATCGCCCTTCTCTGCTTTCTGGTACATCTGCTCCCAGATCTTTGCTAAAGCCTCTAGGCGAGTTATTCCGCGCTTCTGGAGTGCCGACGCGACTGCGTCGTCCCAGAGCTTGCCTTTGTTCCTGTTGCTGTTACCCGGTACGCCTGGCAAGTGGAAGTTTTGTAACTTATTGTTTCACTGCAGCAATAGCTGCCTGGGCAGCATTAATGAATGCCTGCTGTTTGGCTAGTTCGTTTGTTACGACATTGTGCATATCTGTGATTTGTTGTAAAGCCGCAACAATGGCGTTTACTTGGGTGTCGATGTTAGTCTCCATGCTTGTCTTCCAGTTCTTTCTTTGCTGACTCGACTGCATGTCCTACTACCTCTAGGGTCTTTTGTGCGGCGTCTGCCAGGGCATGAGATGCCTCGAGTACGTGCGGTACAGGATCTTCCTTGCTGACCGCGTGCGCCGTTTCTACGGCCTTTGTGGCCGCATCCAAGGCATCTGTAGCTACCACGTGAGACGAAGGAACATAAGGGGTAATACTTAGGGTCTTCTTTCGTCCGAACAGCAGCCAGTACAGGACCGCCGATACCACTCCGATTCCAGCCGCGTACAGGTAGATGTTCATGCCTTCTTTTTCCCCTTAGACGTAGTTTTGTTGCCGTGCATCAGACCAATCTTGTTAAGAGTACCGTAAACCGCCCCAGGGTTGCCGGGATACTCTTTCTTTAGTTTCTTTTCTACCTTCTCGACCGCGCTACCTTTGGGCATCTTGACCCCTCATCTTTGCCATTCTGAGGCTTGCAGAGAACTCTTCCCATTCGGCAATGGCCTCTTCCCATGGCTTCGGAATCCCATTGCTCCAGCTGTACTCGTGAACCTCGATACCGGGCGATACATACATCCCCGGCTCAATAAAGGCCCCCTCCGGCGCGGATGAATCCGCTTGGACTGTGCGGCCGGGAAGCGTCCACATCTTGCTGTTACCGTAGATCAGGTTAAACGGGGTCAGATAGTTCCACATCTAATCCTCCAGGTCTTCCGGGTCGTAAATCGGGCCCGGCTCCCAGTGGTCAGTCGTCTCCGGCGATTCCGGAGTATCCACGATAGCCGGTCTTGTATCCATAGGCCTCCCCGGTCGCCAGGTGCATCCGGAGCTTTCCGGGAAGATCCAGACTCTTGGGGTGCATTCCGTTCTCGATGCTCCCGTCGAACACATGGTCCCCGGTGATGTTGTGGGTGTGCCTCCACATCCTGGGGGCGAACTGATGAAGTCCGCTGTCTACTTTGTACTTAGCCATGACTCTTCGAACCAGTATGCGACCGTTTTGCGGTGTGCTTGCTCCCACTTTTCTTGCTTTTCTTCGCGGGAGCCTTTGCCTTCATCGATTTCGCGGTGACAGTCACCGCAGACGTATGCGACCCTGTAGTCGTGGGCCTTGATGCCTCTGCCCTTGCCGTCCCTAAGCTGGTTGCTATGAGCAGCACAAATGCCGCCGGAAGCAAACTTACCACACGAAAGGCAATGGGTAACATTTTCTGCGATCTCCAATAGTCTGCGGTTCCTGTATACCACAATTAACGCATTACTGCAAACTAGCGGCGCCGTTGAGGATCTTCCAGAAGTTGCGGCCGCGCACGGTGATTATGCTCATGGTTTTTTGCATGGTCAGGGTGCCCCTGGCCGTGGTGCACACGACATTGAAAACGAACGGCCCGTAGTACAGCTGCCCGACGTTCTCAATGGTCGCCGTGCTGCAAACGCCCTCGCCGCCATTCCACTGGAAGTCATACTCGTCGATGCTGTAGCTTGGCAAGCCAGACCAAACGGTAAGATGAACCAGGTCGAGCGGGTAGGTCTGTCCAGGAGAAGGCTGCCCGCCCGCCCAGCTGGTGTTAACGGTAATGGTGCTGCCGTCCCCATCGTTGTCGAGTGCCACGCCACAATACTCCGGAGCCCCACCTGCACCGCATTGGACTGGTGCATGGTAGGTATAGCTTTCGGCCATCGCCGCGCCGGAAAAACACAGTGCAACTGCTGCAAGAAACTTTTTCATATCTTCTTTCCCCTGAAGAAACAATCGTTGCCTATTACCGTGGCAACTTCCGGATACAGCATCACTCCGTTATACCAACTAAGCACGACAAACCCTGATTGCCAATTCGCCGGCCTAGATCCAAGATACTGGAAGACATCGTCGTCCAGGTCAGCAAGGGTGCCGCAACAGACCCCATAAAAGGTACCACGACGCCAGGTCTGGGGCCATACGTGTAACTGGTGGGAGTGGCCCACAACTGTGTGATGCCCGGTGCTGAGTACATTCATCCTGTCCCTGCTGAACTCCCCCGTCTTGATGTTGTGAATGAACTCGCAATCATCGTTTATGTCGATCCGTTCGCACTCTTCCCATCTTGGAATGTGGTCCTTGAGCCTGGTTCCTGCCATTCCTTCATACTCCGGAGCCACAGCTGATAGGCGTGCTTCGAATCTATCGTCGTGATTCCCAAGCGTTCTAAGAAGCGGAGTTCTTCGAGGGCATTTATCCTCGATCTCTCCCAGTCGAGCCTGGACAGCTTCAAGTTCAGATTTGATATCCGGTCGTTTGACATTTCTCCATGGCCCCCTGGGAAACCTGCTGACCGCACCGAAATCCCCGATGTCTCCATTCAAGATTACCGCTTTCAAATCCTGTTTAATATCGGTCTGAAGGATGGTGCAGAATGCCCTGTGTGCGGTGCTTATATGCTCGAGCCTGCAGTAGTGAGGGTCTGTCCCGACAAGGATGATTCCATCCTTTATCCCAAGTGTATGTACGCGACGGTCAGCGGAAATGTTGTAGAGGATTTTGTATTCTTCCTTCGACTTGCAATTGGAAACCCTTATTTCCGAAAAACTAACCCCGGCTCTCTTGCAAGCTCTTTCTATCCTTACCTTGGTGCCAGACCCCCAAACAATGTCCAGTTTCCTGCAGATGTCAAATGGTGAAAGTCCCTGTCTTACGCATTCGTCTATCTCTTCATCAGAGACTTTCTTCACGTTCGATCCTTCGGGATGCGGCGCGTACAGTATCGCCAAAACAGCGGATTGTCCTGAATATGTGCCCCCAGGGCAAGTCCAAGGTGGGTTACCACCGATTCCTCGATGTCGTCCGGGAGATCAAGACTCGAGGAATTGAAGAGCTGATGTATGACCTCATGAATAAGAACAGTCCTTTCCCTGCTGGGCACCATTCCGTCTTCAATGGAAATGACCGTTTTCTGATTATCCGTCTCTCCGTCCAGCTCGCACCCGTCTTCCCCTTTTATCGTTCCGGACGGCCTGTACACAATTTTGTATACATGACCCATGAACTTGGACTGTTTGGGGCGAGAGATCATCGGAAGTATTTGTGTATCAGAACCGCGCTCACAGAACC